TATAATCATTAAAATATTCAAAAGCATTTGGAAAATATTTTGTAAACACTTCTTTTCTTTCCCCTTTCATCATCTTGGCCTCAAACGAATGTGCTATTGTTTCTTGTTCTAATGCCATAGGATATTTCCAATAATTTTTACCATGTCCATATCCACCTACAACTCTTCCATTAGTTAATCCCTCAACTATATCTGAAATTGCATTTTTTAAATGCTCATCTTCTCTTAAGTCCTGCCCAAGTATTGATTTTTGCTCCTTGCTAAGCCTAGATAAGCTCTTTAATCCTTTTAATTTATTATTTTTTAGTATTTTATTAGCATAGTTTAAATAATCTTTCTCAAGCTTATCCTTTAGTTCTGTAAGTTCATTTACTACTTTCTTTCCACCTGTACTTCTTAAAACTCTATCATCAAATAGATGCCCAGTTTCATGGAAGAATAGCCTATTATCCTTAGTATCACCAATTCTTTTACTTCTATTATCAATTTTTGTTATGTTTAAATTAACTTTTTTACTTGCTGGACTATAGTAGCCACTATTTCTTGGATCATAAAATTCTCCTTGAACTAATTCACCATATTCCTCCCAGAAGGTTAATTCTTCATCTGTTGCTCTCTCAAAGTATTTAAATAGTTCATCTTTATCATCATCTTTTATTGTTTTTGTCCATTGTTGCTGTTTTATTTTTTCAAAGTTTTGTTCTCTTTCAGCTTTATCTTTCCTTGTATTAATTATACCACATTTTTCTTTGTTTAACCCACTAAAATAATCTCCATATTCATTATACCAGCTGTCTAGTTTTGGGTTATCTTCTCCATCTAACCAACCTTTTAACTCATCAGCTACAGTATCCAAGGATTTAGGTATATAAGGCACCATTGTGCAAAGACCGTTTGGATGATCCAAAGGAACGTCATCTTTAGTGAATACTTGCTCATGCCTTTCTTGACATAGTTCACATGTCCTGCCATGGATTAATGCACTTCTCCATTCAATTCCTTCTACGAATGGATTCATACTGCTGCTTTGAATTGTACTCGTCTGATATGCATGATTAATTGAAGTTCTAGCTAACCTCATAGCATTATAATCTACTTTTTTATTCTTCAAGTGAGGGTAACATCTTCCCCAAGTGGTGTCCCTTTTAGCTGGATCCTTTACATATTTCTCTAAATCCTTTGCTAACTCTATTGCTGATTTTTTTTCTAAAATAGCTCTATTGATAACATATTGAATATCCTTTTCGAACTCATTTCCATAATTCCATATTCGACTAGATAAGGTTTTATTATCTTTATAAAGGTTCCCTAAAATTATATCTTTTATAACTTTATCCTGGACCTGTGAGAACATAGTATCAAAATGTTCTCCTGTATCTATTCCAGCATATTTAAAAATCTCTGACATTATCTGTTGTTCTGTTTCAGTTCCTATTTTGGCAGCTTTACCTATAGCTCCTTTGGTATTAGATTCGATTTCTTTAATTAACTCTTTTTTAGCCTTAGTTAGTTCTTTTATATAATCTAATAGCCATCTTTGTGTAAGTGATTTATCTTTACTAGCTGCAGCTTTACTTGCTAAATCTTCAATTGTATCCTCGTATAGCCTAAGTAAATTACCTTGTTGCTCTAATGTTAGTTTAGAAACCTTTTTCCTTGTTTCTAATGCTATTCTTTCATATTCATTCATAGAGTATCACCTATTCTTCAAGGTTCATATTCAAATCTTGTGTGTAACTATCCTGCATCATCTGCTTTTCTAACTGTATCTGTTCTAATTCAGAATCAGTATCCTCATATTCTCCCCATTTTTTCATATACGACTTCCTGGACCTAACTTCTGACACTACTTCGTCCATATCGACTTTCTTTTGTTCGTTCTCATCTTCTTGTATTGGATAAGTGTGCTCAATTTCTAAAGTAGTTTCATACTTAGCTATAGCTCTAGCATTGTAAAGGTTATAAGTATCAACCATGCGGAATATATAGTCAACCATTTGCTCTAATGCTGGACCCCATTCTGTCCAATCTTCGTCGCATACTGCCATAAGCCCCCAGTATAAAGCTTTCATAGATTTACCTGATTGCATTAATCCCTTAAGCTGCTCTAAGCTTACATTAGGTACATCTAAAGTATCATACATGTCATTCTTAATTCTGTTTACTGTATCTTCAAATTTATCTTTGTAACTAAATCCACTCTCAAGCCTGTCCATCTTAGCTTGTCTGCCTTCACTTGCTTGTGCCATATCTGTTTGTAAATCTATCATAGCCCCTGCTGCAATTTTGATATTTTTTAAACTATCCTCTGCTGCATCAGTGATTACATCTTGACCAAACATCTGAAATTTTAATGCGTCAATATCATCAGATGTTAAACGATTATATGAATCCTGATTCCCCCATAGCTGCTCTACATCACTAATACCTTCTGTCTCTCCTGTAAGCCCACCATTCTGAATGATAATAGCTGGAATAAAGTCTAAACCTGTGTTGTAGTCTTGATATTCTACTGATACTATATTCCCTCTGCCATCATGCGTAGACTCATTGAGAATACATCTACCATTAACCAATTCCCATACTTGTTTTTTAATTCTCTGTTTTTCAGGTAAGGATTCATTGTTCATGGCATAAAGAAAGACCACCTTTTCTAGCTGGTCCACATCATCTAAATTGAATTGTGGGAAAAACTCTTGTGCTGGACTAAATATTATCTTTAATCCTACATCCTTATGCCCCCATAGTTTTATTGCAACTTTACCACCAATGGAACAATCCTTTTTAGCTTTCAGGAGCTTACTGTGGAACTTGTTCTCCGTTAGTATCTTGTATAGTAAGTTCTCCTTCTCTTGTGCCTGATCCTTGTAAGTAGTGGATTCTTTTGCATCTTGTTGTACTGGTCTTACATCAAAATAAGGTTCTCTACCAAACATAAATCTTGCACGTGTGTCTATTAGTTTTTTAATTATGTTGGTTACCTTCTTAGTAGGAGTATAGTCTAATCCATCAGCTGTATTCCATTCCTGTTTACCTTCATAAATTTCATACCATCCATTTATTTTATTTATCTTTTCTAGAAAGTCTCCATATACGCCTTCCAGTTCTGTTTTTAGTAGTTCATTGTAATCTATCAATCTATCACCTTCTCCCTTTCCCTGAGTAATTCTTTCTATCTTTTAAGTCAGAAACTTCGTAACCGTCTAAACCGTACCACATGGCACTAAGGCAATGACTGTCTATATTAAATTCATCTTCTATAATATTTCCTTGTTTATCTAAAGCATAAGTAAGATTTTTTAATTCCCTTATGGCATTTTTGCATTCATCTGAGCAAATAATTCTCTTAAATCTCTTAACCTTCTTTGTGTTTTGTAATCTACTTCCTGGCCCTTTCTTAGCTCCAATCATTTTGAATCCTTGTTGTTTATAATAGGTTATTGTTTTAGGTTCTGCTGAATCTGCTATTATTAATTCATCTTTGCCTATAAAATCTTCTAATTCTTTGGCTGTTTTATCATCTGTCATGTTATTTTTATAGTATTCCTTGTATATATATAACCATTTATTATCATGGTCAATGGCCATTTTTATTACTGCATTATATGAAGTAACAAACCCAAAGTCCATTCCATTCCTTAGGAATCTTTGTGGAATATTGCCTACCTTTGCTATAACTTCATCATGAGGTTTAACCTCAAATTGCGGCAATACTTTAGTGCCATTAACTCCAAATCTTCCTCGTCTTGCTGTTCTATATAAATCTGGATCATATGCTTTAAGTTCATCAAGTTGCTCAATATAACTTTGAGGCAAAAATAAATTATCATCTGCTGTGGAGTGATGATAATAAACATTGTTTTTAATTATGGTTCGTTTCTTATATAGTTCTTCATCATCCAGGATAAATGTTCCCTTTAACTCATCTTTAAAGAAGTGCTTATAAACCCAGTTATCCTCTCCTACAGGATTAGTTGATAGTATAAAGTGAATTGATAGGCTTGGATGTCTAGCTCTGCCTAATAATTCTTTATAACCTTCATATTTTAATTCTGAAGCTTCTTCAATCCAAATTATTGTTACATTATGAATAGATTTAAGTTTCCAAGGCTTATCCATTCCTTTAAATATTATCTGGGACCCATTAGGAAAATCTATCCTCATAGGACTTACTTTAGGTTTTACTATGCCTTCTAACTCTAAATCACTAATAAGTTCTTCAATTAGAGCATAGGTAGAATCCCTTATAGTCTCAAATACCTCTCTAACTACTAAGGCTTTCCTTTTCTCCTGCAATAGCTTTAATATTAATTTAAGGGCTACATGATAACTCTTAGATGATCCATATCCACCAACAAGGAAATAAGTCTTATAGTTCCAATCAAATATAAAATCTTCAAAGTGAGGATTAACTTCTTTTACTACCGCCATTATTCCTCACCCTTCCGCTTTATGATTATTTCCATCGGGCTGTCATTATTATCATCTTCAATTTTGCTTTTTTCTAATTCTAATTTCTCTTTCTTTAGCTGTAAATCTATATCAGCTTTATATTTCTGGAATTCAAGTTTTTCTTTTTCTAACTCTAGTTTTTCTGTATCTGTGGCCATTTTAGCCTTAACTTCTATTAATTTTCTTAGCTGGTCCATGCAAGCATTAATACCCGCTATTCTTTCTTCTTCAGATACATCTTTATCTCTTTTCACCCCAAAATCATTATAGAAAAAAGACTTCTCTAGATTGAGAAGCCTCGCTATTTTAAGTCTAAGTATCTTTATTTCGTCATCTATATTTACAGTAGGTTGTATTGTATTAAATAAAATCTTATCTTCTGTACCAAGCATTTCATAATATAGGGACTGATAAGCTCCATGTTTTATTGCATTAAGATTGCCTTCAGGAGGACCATCTCCTCCAGGATTACCTATTGCATTCTTATTCCCTTTGGGTGCACCTCTTTTATTTTTGTGTGCACCCTTTTTGTTTAATTTTTTTCTTTCATCTGACCAACTATATCTTTTTACCCAGGACTTCAAGGTGTTCATTGCAATATTGTATTTAGCGCATATATCCTTGTATTTCATGCCTTTCATATAATCCTGTTTTGCTTTTTCTCTTATTTCATCCAATGATCACCACCTCATTACTATTTGAGTTTGTTTTATATATGTAATTTTAGGCGTGAAAAAAGAGCCTTAATAAGGGCTCTTTAATTATTTTTTCTTAAATTTTTAAGCAATTCAGACAAATTTTCGTCATTTTTATATTCTCCACCAGTTATGTATTTGGTCAGCATGGCATTAAACTTTGTGCCTTGATGGTAATATAGATGAATTTCTTCTTCTTCATTTCGATTTATTTTACCTAATACATAATAAGTTTCATCTTCTCCTTGTATAATATAACAATTTGCAGGAGTTATGTCTGTTCCAAAAGAATTAGTTGCTTTTTGATATGCTAAATGATCAACCAAACTAAAAAATATGTGATTTTGTGAATCAGACATATCATATCTTGTTGTTTTTAATTTGTTATCATTGATTTTTTTAAGCAAATCCCTCAATACTACTTTTTCATGTAACATTTATATCCCCCCTCTCTTTTCTATTTCTACAAGAAAGAAGAAATTCCTACTATAATCGTTCAACATTATTCGACATTTAGCAGGAATTTATAATTATATCTTTAATATTATATAGGAGGGAGGTGCTGTCATGAAATATGTTCCAAATTTATATTCTTTAGAAGGTGAACTATCCGCATTAAAAAACCAACCTTTTTCATCCAATATAGTTCCATTAATAAATATTGTTAAGGATAAAAAAACCAAAGTATCAACTAAAAGTATTTTAGATGATATAGAAGAAATAATTAATTCAAAAACATCAAATACTTTCTTAGTAAGTATTCCCATGAACTTAGAATTGACTAAAAAGCGCTTAAAAAATCCAGTATCTGCATTTTTTAAACAAATCGAATCAGTTCCTTCATATTATATATCTATTTTAAAAAGATTTGATACATTATCTAATGTTATACCCGTAATAGATGTAAATTCATCAAATTATAGTAGTGGCAATTTAAAAAATATTCGTCAGCAACTTAACAGCTTAAATGTTGCATATATGTTCCATGCTAAAAAATCTAGTAATATTTTACCAGAATTATCTAATTTAATAACTAATAATGACATACTGATTTATAACCTAAATACGTATGGTTTTTATCAAAAATCTATACGTGATGAAATCAAACAAATCAATAAATTAAAGCAAAATAAAAGGTTCAAGACATTGGTTATAAAACAAATTTATTCAGGATTTACATTTTTTAAGATGCCAAATGGAAAAATAACTTCAAACGATCCTGGCTATGATTGTATAGATTCGGATTTTTTTAACGACTTTCCTATATTTAAATTTAACTATTTTGGAGATTATGCTGGAATTAGAAATATTCCTATATATAGTGGTGGATTATCATATCCAGCTTTTATAGGTCTTAATCTAAAAGATTTTTCTCATTTTGGATTTAGAGGCAAAGAAAAAAATATAAATTCTTATTCTTCTGTTTTACTTCCAAACATATTAAATTCAAAATATTGGAATAATGTGTTAACTACAAAACATAAAAATAATTGTTATGGATGTTCAAAAATAACCCACTTTAGCACTTTGCATATTCCATCTGGACAATCTAACCCAGCAAACAATGCAACAATATGGAAAGCAATCACAATCTCACACTATCTTTCAATTATGGATTATAAACTTAAAAATAACTTAATTCATTAATATTCTTCAGAATAAATATCCTGTAATTCTATTGGTAGTATCGCATTAAAGTTCTGTTTAATGCGATACCATTTTTTTGATTGTCTTAATTTTATTATTTGTTTGTATACCTCTAATAATTCATTCTTTTTTATATGTTTATTTACTAGTTTCATTCTATCTGCTTTATATAGCGGAATTTTATCAATATTTAAGTATTCTTTTATTATAAATTCATATTCTTTTGAATGAATTGAATCCAATAAGAACTCTTTGTTTATGCTTTTATTTTTCTGCGCTTTTCTAATAGTTTTAAATCTAATCTCCTGATTATTTATATCAAACAGTTGTATTCCTATTTTTTTAGGAACAATCTTTTTTACATTTTCCAAATGTTTATAATGGCATACAACATAAATAAATTCAAATGCTTTCTCATAATCTGCAATTTGCTTTTCTAGTCTCGATGTATTATCTAATTCAGTCTTAATTTCATAAGCATAAGAATTTCCATTAATTTTACCTATGTCTAGTCTACTATTTCCTACATTAAATTCTATTAAACCAATAGTTTTAGGATCCAACATGAATTGTTTAATTAAATTGTACTTCACAACAGTTTCATTTTTCCCGTATTTCATTACTATATAATTGTAGACTTCTTTATCTTTATACTTAGCTTTTAGCTGTATTATTTCTTTTCCCGAAAAATAGTTTTCTAAAAACCCCCATCCATTCCAAAAATAGCTGGCTTGAAATTCCTTATCTAATCTAGTCGCCAACGTCACTAATTCATTATTTGAATATTTATTTTCTAATATTTTTCTTAAAGTTTCCATAGAAATATTCTTCCTTTTTATTTTCATTTTTCTTTATGCCTTAAATACATATATATTTATATTATAATTTTTCTTATCCCTTTTCAACATATTAATATTTTACTATTCTTCATTTCTCGTTCACCTATTTTGGTTTTACCCCCACTTAACCTGCCTCAGCACTCCTTTTGCTCTCCTATAACTGTCAGCTTTCATCAAATTCTCCACACTATCACCTAATTCTATCTTCCTAGACTTGTCTATCGTCTTGCTACATAGCTTTAATAGCTTTCTATATGTATCTATATCCTTAATCCTAATAATCTCTCCTATAGCCATTCTTCTTCACCCCAGTCCCGCCTCATAATTTTAAAGGGCACATTCCAAAATGAGACATGCCCTAGAAAGGGGGTCTTTACAATAAAAAACAGCCACATTTCTGCAGCTGCTCTGATATATCCTTTAGTCCTTATATTAAATTTTAAACCCTGTATTAAATTTCTTCCCAATACCATATTAACACCTTTACTTCTCTATGTCTGTGGGATAATTGTGGGTTCTTTTATTTTTCGAGCTAATCTCCCGTATATAATCATAAGAATAACCTAATTTTTCGGCTATATCTTTTAATGTCATTCCTTCTATATCCCTCATATATACTACTCTCTTATCCAAACCTTCTAACCCCTTTATTTTTTCTTCTATTTCTCTTTTTGATTTCTCCATATTCGCTATGGCTTGTTGATGTAGGTATATATGGCTTTCAAGTTTTCCTAACATTTCTAATGCTTCTTCAAACCCTATTT